TATGCTAGTGATGCGGCCTTCTTTGGTTCTTTCTTTGGACAATCAACATCTGCGATGTTCTCTCGATTTGCATGGAAGGCTGAAAAATCTAAGTTTGCAGAATTATCAGATGTTGCAAATGCGGCCTTCAAAGCAAATACTGCGGCCCAAGGTGCAGCTGCATCTGTATCTGAAACAGACATACCAACGGGTGGTGCGCCTGAAACTATAAACCAACAACAAGATTTATCTGGTGCGCCTTGGAGTGGTTCTTTTGAAGAGTGGCCTGTACCAGAAGTGGTTACTGCACTTGCGAACAATGGAGAGTTTGCAATACGTGACGTAGTAATTGATGAAGGAGATAAACTAAAAGATATTCTTGATTTAACAGACGATTACAATGGTATCTTTAATAAACACCCAAGCACTCAAGAGATACGTTCTGCGATGCGTAGTTCGGGTAATAGAAGTTCTTTACTTGGAAAACTTATGAGTGAAGAACGAGTTGGAGACAAGTCCTTTACATCAACACCGCCTGCAATTGGTAGAACCGTGGGTAAACAACCAACATCTAGATTTGGATATACACCAATAGGTAATGCAATTGAAAATAGAGGAAAGAGGTTTACACCAAAATGATGATATTAGTTGACCCAGTATTTAATCCTAACTTTGCGGGACAGATAAGTTCTGCAACAAAGTTAGGGCCAGGTATAACCATTGCGAAGTTTCTTGGTGCGTATGGAGATAGAACTCCTTTTGATTTTGTTGGAGATGAAGAAACTCGACTATCTATCGCAAGACAATTGTATTTACAATCAGAAATGATGCGAGTAATTCAAGGTAATATTGAATTGTTTAATGATGTACGATTAATTGTAAGTGAGGGTATTTACCGTGCAGGCCCAACAGAAACCTTATCAGGAGATTGTGAAAAGAAAAACAAAGGACAATTAATTTATTATCAAGTAATAAATCAAAAAGGAACTATTGATTTTGAAACAACATTTGAGATTGCAGAATATTGGAAGGACTATACAACTTACGAAAAAATTATACTGGACTATGATACTTACAACCCAGACGGGTCTTTAACTGCACAGATTGGTGTAGAAATGCCTATTGTTGGAGCAAGTTTTGATGCAAACTTTAGTAAGAATGTGGAAACAGTATATAATAATGTACTACAAAGTGCAAATGAATTAGTAGAAATTAAAGAAAGTTAGTATAAATAGAAGTATGGCAAGATACGCATATTCAAGAGAAGACCAAGGGGATTTAAATACTTCCACGGTAAAGTCTGCACGAAATAGAGAACATATAGATTTAGATTTAGACTTTATTGCAAAAACAACTACGGGGGATATATTTAAAAAGACTGAAATTGCAGCCGCAAAACAAGCAATTAAAAATTTATTGATGACTAATAGAATGGAAAAACCTTTTGTTGCAAATTTTGGTGCAGATATTACGGGTGCATTATTTGAACTTGCAGACGGAGAAAGTGATTACTTTCTTAAAAAAGATATAATATCTACTATACAAATATTTGAACCAAGAGTTCAGGTATTAAATTTAGAAGTAAAAGTTGACCCAGATTACAATAGACTGGGTGTAAAATTAGAATTTAAACTAAGGAATACTAAAGAGGTTGCAGAATTTTCTACAACTTTAAGGAGATTAAGATAAAATGACAACTACTATTCAATCAACTTCACTAGATTTTACCGCAATAAAAAATAATTTAAAAACTAGTTTAGTACAATCAGATGAATTTGCTGATTATAATTTTGAAGCATCTGGTCTTTCTAATCTATTAGATGTTCTTGCAACTAATACACATTTTAATGGTTTAATTGCTAATTTTGCATTAAACGAGTCTTACATTGGAACTGCACAATTGCGTAGTTCATTAGTATCTCTTGCAGAAGGTATTGGTTATATACCAGACTCAGTAAACGCCTCTCGTGCAATTGTTAATTTAACAACAAGTCTTGCGGGTGTCGCTGGTAGACCAAACAAAATAACAATACCAACTGGTTTTACTTTTAACAGTACAGTAGACGGAATTGCATTTACTTTTCAAACTCAAGAAGATATTTCCGCAACAGATGACGGAAACGGAAGTTATACATTTCAAACTGCGGACGGTAATGGGAATATAAACATTTTTGAAGGAACGCAAACACTTAAAACCTTTTTAATTACTGGACAAACTGAAAATTTTGCATATGTTATTCCAGATGAAAACATGGATATTGACACTGCAATTGTGACAAATTTTGAAACTCCTTCGTCTAGTACGGGTACAACTTTTACTGATTTAAGAAAAGCAACAAGTATTACAGAAAGTTCTAGAATTTATATATTAAAAGAAACTCCAAAAGGAGATTTTGAAATTACTTTTGGTAATGATACAGTTCTCGGAGTATCTCCAGTTGCGGGTAATAAGGTAACAGTAAGTTATTTATCAGCAAAAGGGTCTTCTGCAAATGGAGCAAAAGTATTTACACCAGTAAATCAAATAACAGTTGGTGCTTCTAATTATACAGTATCTTCTACTACAGTGTCAAATTCTTTTGGTGGTTCTCCTAAAGAAACGATGGCTTCTATAAGAACTACTGCACCATTCCAGTATGCAACTCAGAATAGAATGGTTACTGCAGAAGATTATGCAACTTTAGTACAAAGAAACTTTGGTTCATTATTAAGTGACATATCATCTTTTGGTGGTGAAGATGCGCTTAAACCAGAATTCGGGGTAATCTTTTTATCCTTATTATTCACTGATGCGGTAGAAAACGATACAATTTCGGGTGAAACAATTAAACAAACAACAAAAGACAGTATTGTTGCACTTGCAAAAGATTTGTCAGTTGCATCTTTTGATGTTAAATTTACTGACCCAGTACAAACATTTGTAGAAACTTCGGTATTTTTCCAGTTTAATCCTAACTTAACAACTCTTGCTGAAAACGCAATTAAGACTCAAGTGCAAGATGTTGTGAATAATTACTTTAGTAATAATACTGGTAAGTTTAAACAATCATTTAGAAGAAGTAATTTGTTAACTTTGATAGATGCGGTGAGTCCGTCAATTTTATCTTCTCGTTGTACAGTTGGAATGCAACAAAGAATTACTCCAACCTTGACTGCAATATCTGATTATACTTTAAGACTACCACAATCTATTGCGATTGCAGATGATGTAAACAGAATTGTCACATCAACTGCGTTTACTTTCCAGAATAAAAACTGTATTATTAGAAACCGTTTAAATTCAACTGTTCTTGAAGTGTTTGATAATATAAACAATGAAATAGTGGTTGACAATATTGGGTCATATACTGGAGACACTATAAGTATTATTGGATTACAAGTAGATGCAATACCAACGGGTGAAGGTTTTATTAAAATAACTGCAACTCCAGAAAACCAATCTTTTGTCACACCGTTTCGACAAGATGTTTTAAAACATGATTTACAGAGGTCTATAGTATCAGTAGTTGAAGTATCAACAGACGTATTGAATTAAAATGACACATAAAACTGACGATACCTTAAGAGATGACAGTAGAAGAGAAATTGCTCTTAACACTGGTCTAGAGGTAGAAAAATATTTACCAGATTATTTTAAAACAGATTATCCTAAGTTTACTTCATTCTTAAAAGAATATTATCACTTTGAAGAGTCTGAACAATCTCCAAGTAGATTAGTCAACGACTTATTTTATACTCGTGATATTAATCAAGTTGATACTGAGTTATTAAAATTTATCGAAGATGAATTGTTATTAGGACAATCTTTCTTTGAAGGGTTTATCGATAAGAGAACTGCGGCTAAATTTTCAAATAACTTATATCGTTCTAAGGGAACTAAGTTTTCAATACAACAATTTTTTCGTATGTTTTTTGGTGTTGATGTAGAAATAATATATACGAAAAAAGATGTTTTTAAAATTGGTACAGAAGGAAGTGAGATAGGTGCAGAGTCAGTAAAGTTTTTAACAAATGCAGAATTGTTTCAACAATTTGCAATTAAAATAATTAGTGAACTACCTATCAAAACATGGCAAAGACCATACAAATTATTTGTACACCCCGCTGGAATGTTTATCGGGTCGGAAGTAAGATTAGAAGGAGTTGTAACTGAACTCATTACCGCACCAGACAGTTTAGTAGACTCAGAC